TGGGGCGCAAATTTATCTAAGTTCAGTGGAGTAGAAATGCTTGGTGGAGTTACTATGAATGGGGCCGATATTTATTCACAAGCACAAGAAGAAATAGAAAAGTTAGAAGAACAAATTCAATTGCACTTTGAATTACCAGTTAACTATATGATAGGATAATTTAATGGCCGTTAATTCAGCATTTCATTCGGGCAATAGCGCATCTATCGCAGCAGAAAGAAACTTATATCAAAATTTAGTTACAGAATCAATTCAGATATATGGTCATGATTGTCATTATATTGATAGGGAATCTGTAAACGAGGATACTTTTTTCGGAGAGGATGCCTTATCAAAATTTACACACGCTAGAAAAATTGAAATGTATACCCAAGATAATACTGGTTGGCAAGGCGATGATTTGTTGATGAGTAAGTTTGGGCTCCAAGATATGAGTGCGGTTACATTTGTCGTTTCAGTGCCGAGGTTTCAAGACCTTACTCAACAGATTGCTATAGAAACTGCAACTGATACAACAGGTGGGGCAATACTATTAGAAGATGCTAGTATAGATCAATCTTCAGACTCCAGCACACTTGCTGGAGATTTTTATCTTTTAAAAGATACCGCACCAGATGGTAATAATAGGCCGTTTGAAGGCGACTTAATATTTCATCCAATATTTAGAATGTTGTTTGAGGTAAAGTCGGTTGAGGACGAAGAGCCATTTTATCAGGTGGACAATTTACCCGTTTATAAAATGGCCTGTCAGATATTCGATTATAGTTCTGAAAAACTGGATACTGGTGTTGCAGATATTGATGCTATTGAAGATAACCTATCACTTGACACATTAGCATATCAACTTACTTTGGAACAGTCAAGTGCGGTCAACGAGAATATACGAATACATGATACGGCCACAACAAGGGGTCTATTGAAAGACGAAACAGACAATGATAACATCATTGGTGAGGATGACTCAACTTCAGTCGGTGAGAGCTTGTTACTCGAAACTGGAGAGTTCTTAATACAAGAAGGATATATATTAGGACAAGGGGTAAGAGGAGACAGCGACATTGACAGACAAGCGCAAAATGAATTGTTTGATGAGCTGGATGATACAATATTAGATTTCACTGAAAATAATCCGTTTGGTGATGTAGGGAGTGTGGGATAATGTTAGGACAACAGTTTTATCATGAAACAATCAGAAAAGTAGTTGTTGCATTTGGTACAATGTTCAACAATATATCGTTGGTTCGTAAAGACAGCGATGGTAAAGTAGTTCAGTCAATGAAAGTTCCTTTGGCTTATGGACCTCGACAGAAGTTTTTAGCCAGACTTGCTGAAGACCCAGACTTGACAAAACAGGTTGCAGTTACATTGCCACGAATTGGTTTTGAAATCAATGGTCTTACATACGATCCATCAAGAAAACTAAATCGTATTCAAAAATTTAAAAAGACAAAATCTGGTACTCAAGGCAAATCTCTTGAAACACAATTTATGCCAGTGCCATATAATGTTGGATTTGAATTGTATGTCCTCTCAAAAAATTCTGACGATGCATTACAGATTGTTGAACAAATTTTACCATACTTTCAACCAGACTATACTCTTACCATCAACGATATGTCTGACATGGGCATAAAAAGGGATGTTCCAATAATTCTAAACAGTATCAGTTATGAGGATGACTATGCTGATGCAGACTTTGCTGCTAGACGATCCTTAATTTATACATTGAGTTTCACTGCAAAATTCTATCTGTATGGCCCTGTTACTTCACAGTCCATTATTAAAACTGTACAGGTTGATCAGTTTACAGACCTCAAAGACAATGCTCCTAAAAGAGAGCAAAGACTTGTTGTTACACCTAACCCCACTGACGCTAGTGCTGATGATGATTTTGGATTTAATGAAACATCTTCATTCTTCCAAGGAGTGGACGAGTAATATAGGTATTATAACTATGAGTAATGAAATTGATAAAGCTTTAGGTGTGGTTGAAAGTCTTCCTAAAAAAATTATTAAACAAGAAGTAGAACCCTTATCTCAAGAAGATTGGGGTGATGCGAATGAGCATGTGGAGAGAGATTATGAATACCAGCGACAACAATTCTACAATTTGGTCGAAAGAGGAACGGATGCAGTGGAAGGAATACTGGAACTCGCCAAAGAATCGGACCATCCACGAGCATACGAAGTTGCCGGAAACCTTATTAAACAGGTTGCAGAGGTTACTGAAAAACTTGGTGACCTTCAAGAAAAAATGAGAAAACTAAAAGAGGTGCCCAACACTGCACCTAAAAATGTTACAAACGCATTGTTTGTGGGGAGTACTGCTGAGTTGCAAAAAATGTTAAAGGATAAGTAAAGTGAAGGTGAAATATTTCAGGCCTGATATTTTTGAATTAGATGATTTAGGAAATGATCGCCCTATTATAAGAGCAGGACAATTGGTACAGGCATATATGCCTGTAGATAGAACTGGTGATTTTAATCCATTTGATATGACATATGACCCTATTCCAAAGGTTGTAAAATTTAATAAATCTTGGGAAGAGTGTTGCATGGATGCAGCCAAGAAACTATGGCAGTTAGGAAAACCCATAGAACTGTTTTGGAGTGGCGGCATTGATAGCAGTGGAGTCTTGATTGCTTTACTAGAAACTAAGTCTGATTCAGATGTATTGAATATTCGATACACCCAAGATTCAATTGATGAGTTTCCTTTGATGTGGGAAAAAATGGTAAAGGATAAAAACAATCCTTTAACACACAAAGAAATGTTAGATGATTCATTATTTAAAAATCATGATATCATAAAAGTAACTGGTGAGTGTGGGGATCAGTGTTTTGGTAGTGATGCTCTACATGCAAACTTAGACAAACATGCAGACGATTGGGAGTCTATTTTTACTTGGCCTAATGGTAAGTTATTTAATAAAAAATCAGATGCTCCAAAAGATTCACAAGAGAATTACGAATATAAGAGAGCTCAATTAGCTCAATTGTTGTTTGAACATGTAGATAATTCCCCAGTTGAAATAAAAACAATATTTGATTTATTTTGGTGGTGTAACTTTTGTTTTAAGTGGCAAGATGTGGATAGTCGCATGATTTTTACATATTCTACCACAACAGAGTGGAAGTCTACAATAAGTTTTTTTAACACAGAGGATTTTCAAAAATGGTCAATAGTAAACCATGATGTTAAACATGGAGGTACTTGGGAAACATATAAACAACCAGCCAAAGACTACATAAACAAATACATTAAAGACGAAACTTATAGAAAAAACAAGACAAAAGAGCCATCACTAATTAAGATTTTGGTAGGTGCAGTTGAAGGTGGGTATGATTATGAACATCGACAAAAAAGAAGAAATAACCCTAATAAATTTAAGTTAGTATTAGAGGATGGTAGATTTTGGACATTAAATGAAAAAATACCAGATGAAATCTACAACGATTTTCTAATAGAAAAACATAAAAAACCGATTCGGCGTGTTGGATGGACAATAATGTGATTGGAGAATAAATTATGCCTAAAATTTTAAATAAGCATTCGGACGATAATGTAATTGGAAGCGGTATCAGTTGGGATAGTTACGATGATTTGTATAGTTATACTGTCTATTATGGAGAACAAGTTGTTGATGTAGAAGTTGGCGACAGTGCATGGTATTATCGTTTTATGAATGGCCGATGGTCAGGACACACTAAGAGAGGTCATGGTGTGGTAAATAGTGATAAGTTATGTGTTATCATAAGGGGATATGCTCCGGCTGATAGAAGTGTACAAATTATAGGAACAAACCTACCGTATATCAATGGGTGCTCAACCGAATCTTTACTGCCTCCAGTGCGCCTAGGTGATCCTACCATGCAATTGTTACATATGCCAGCTGGCAGTTCAGAACAGGAAGAGCATATACACTCGACTGTAAGAGTAGTCTATATATTGGATGGTTCTGGAATTTGTGTACATGGACTTGGTAAGGACCAAAAAGAAATTAGTATTACAAAAGGGGATGTTCTAATCTTAGAAAAAATGTGCCCACACCACTTTGTCACAGAGGAAGAGCCATTGTTGTGTAGTCCGTTACATATCTGGAGTTCTGTAGGAGCTATGGAACAAAATCATCCAATGTTCAACGGCACCCACCTTTTATCTAAATAGTATCATGGAACAGAACTATCTAGGAAATCCAAACCTCAAGAAAGCTAATGTCCAACAAGAATGGACAAAAGAGGAACTTCAAGAATACAAGAGGTGTATGGATGATCCACAATATTTTGTAGAAAACTACATCATGATTGTGTCTCTTGATGAGGGTCTAGTGCCGTTCAAGCTCTATGACTTCCAAAAAGAGATGATAGGGACGTTTCATAACAATCGTTTCACGATATGCAAGTTGCCTAGACAGTCTGGTAAATCAACTACGATTATTGCATATCTTCTTCATTATGTTTTATTTAATCCAAGTGTGAATGTGGCAATCCTTGCAAACAAAGCTGCTACTGCAAGGGATTTGTTAGGTAGGCTTCAACTCGCATATGAGCATTTGCCGAAGTGGTTACAACAAGGCGTTATGTCTTGGAACAAGGGCAGTCTGGAGTTGGAAAATGGTAGTAAAATACTGGCATCTTCTACTTCTGCAAGCGCTGTTCGTGGTGGTTCTTACAACATTATCTTTCTGGATGAGTTTGCCTACGTCCC